ACACATTGACCTTCTACTTACCCCCTGGAGTAGGTGGAGGTCTTGCCACAAATTTGGCAGACTATGAAGTTGAAATGGAAGCCGGAGCCATTTCAGCTGATGGAACCTTCCTGCATTCTGATTGGGTTGTCTCAGTGTACAATCCCGTCTGGGTGTCATGGCAAGGTCAAGGTACAACCATCCCCGTTACCCGAGGAAGTGCGTGGATGACTGTGACCACACAATACAACAACGATTTGCGCAACACCTTAAATGGTGGCGCCATCGATTCAGTACGCCCAGTCGCTATGTCCCTACTTGTCACTTCAGTCGTTCCAGGACTGATTGATGGAGGAATAATAGTTGGAAAGCGGCTCAACAAAAATCAATGCACCAAAGACTTTTTCGCAGACATAACAAACGCAGAAGTCGGCAATCTTCAAAATCACGAAGCATTAGCCGACACGGGAAACATATACACTGGCAAGTTCAAAGATGGATGCCGCGTAATCTGGGCGCCTGAAGATGAGTCCGATATGGCCTTCTACACCCCAGATGAAATGATGAGACATGACTATCCATGTCTGCTCATCAGTGGACAATTCATTCCAGGAGCGACCACTGTTTCCAGTGGAATTATTGCAAGAGCGATTCTAGTCTCGATCTATGAGTGTGACACTGGTTATACTGTGTTCATCTCAGAAATGTGTTCAGGAAATGATATTCTCATTTCAGAAGCTTTCAACATTATCAATGGCATGCCAAGTGCGACAATGAATGGCAACCATTGGCAAGCTGTCAAAGACGTCATGGCCCGCGCTTTCACGGGCGCGAAGGCCATTGGACGCTGGGCTTGGATGAATAAAGACGTGCTCATACCCGTTGCGAAATCCGCAATGGCTCTATCAGTCATGTAAACTCATCCTCTCTTCTTCTTATGAAAACGTGCTTCCTAAGTTGGTTCCTGAAAAACTGGAAACTGGATAGACACACCAAAAAGAAAAACAAACAAACAAAACAAAAACAAAATACAAACATTCTGTTTCATGCTTTGCATGCCC